GATTGTTCTAAAAAAAGAGCTGTTGCCTGGATATACAAAAAAAACTTTGTTTTAAAATACAGAAAAAAACTTTGTAGGAAAAAATCGTACAGAAAAAAAAATTGTATAAATAAACAGTATTGAGTTGTTGATTGTTTTTTGATACTGTTCGAATAGTCGTTAATGTTAAAAAGTTTTTACTCAACGACTTAAAAATAAACTCATACAAAAAAACTAGCTAGGCAGATTTGAGACTTTGGCAACTCAAAAAATCTTGAAAGTGATTTTTGCTTTTTTTAAATGTCCAAAATTTTTAAAAAGTTGTCGTTTGAAAACTTAATTGTGAGCATAGCTTTCCTGGCAGTACCAGGAATAATAATTTTTTTATTAACAATCAACAAAAAGGTAAAACAATGACGAAGAACGAAAAAAAGGTTGTAAGTCAAAAGGAACTGACAACGCAACTTTCAAAAGTACGTTCAGCAATTAATCTAAAAATAAACGAGATTGTTGCTGGTGATGTTAACAAAGAAAAGAAAACCATAGAAGGTGGTTTAGATGTTTATTCAGCTTTAAAGAATAATTTAATAGCTGACTCTCAATTACCTTCTGGCAGAACTGATAAAGATTTAACAAAGTGGTTTAAAACTACTTTGATTGGAATTTTATCGGGGCAGTCGTGGGAATTTTTCACAAAGCCAGTTATGAAAAAAACTGATTTAGAAAAATTACCAGTTGACCAGGCAGAAGCAGAAACTGAAAAAAAACTTTATAAAGTCGGCACAAAAAAGGGACGTGCATTTATAAATTTTGCTCGGATCGGTTGGACGGCTTTTACCCTTGATATGCTTTATAAAAACGTAACCGACAAGTCTGGTCGTTTGTATATCAAATTGGACGCTGTTGAAACTTTGTTTAAAAAGAAACAACAAAGTTTTTGGAAACTAAAATTGGATAGCCAGGACGATTATTCAAAATTTACTTTCCAGGATATGTTAAGAGCATACTCAACTATGTTTGGTAAAAAGAGAACGTCAAAAAGCAATTCAAAACTTTATAATTTATTATTAGAAATTATAAATGAGTGTTCACAAGATTTTGAAGAACACATTTTGAAAAACTACCAGGATTGTTTTATTTCTTCAGCTACGTTTCAAAATAAAACTCCGATTTATTCTGCAATAGAAAAATTGAGTGATATTATGGTTGGTCGTGCTGAATGGACAACAACTGGACAAGGTGGAAAAGATATTTCCGATAAAGTTAGTTTAGATTTGGTAAAAGAATTTGACCAAATGCAAAATATGCTTGATGGAAATACTCCAGCCGTAGCAAGTAAATAAAAAAATAATTAAACTATATTTTAAAGGGACAATCGGGTTAACGCCTGGTTGTCCCTTTTTTTTTGTGCTTTTTTTAATAACCAGGAAACATCATAATTCATTCTAGGTATTTTTAATTAGGCTCAGAACATCACAATTAAAATTAAATTATTACTTAAATTAATTCGAATTACTTTCAAGTTACCTTTAGAGTTTTTGTAGTTAGAAATTTTTAACATACCTTTAAAAGTTTTAAATGGTAACTAATTCCTTCCCAAATAATTCCCACAAATCTCATAATAAAAACTTAATATAATTCCAGGACAGCTCTGGGTTTCCCTAGGGGTTGCAGGGTGCAAGGGGGGTATCTTCTTATTCATATATAGCTACACCAGAAAATCACTAAAATCCTTTGTTAACTATATACTGGGCTATATACTAGGGATTATATTCCCTATATCTCCCGACTATATTCCTGGGGGTAGTTATATATTTAACTATATTATAGATATAAAACCCCCCCGTATACCTAATAGGTATATTATACACCTGTTTTAGCATTCTGTCAAGTATTATCTTATGACAAATTGTCGCACCTATTAAAATAGTTAAAATATAGCTTGACAAAAGTCATAATCGTGTGTATAATAGAATCAGGTGCACTTTAAAAGGACACACACTAACTACGCATACGACATGCACAAGAGGTCATCACTAAACTGCACCAATACTTGGGAACACCCTAGGGTTCCCTTACAAACAAATTAAAATTTATGCCAGTACCACTATTAGGATTTGTAGTCGCACAGTTAGGTTTAAGAGCTATACCTGTTCTTTTAAGATCAGGTCAATACGCTATGCGATATATTGTTACTACGCCTGGAGCCAAAGGCAAGGCGATGCAAGAACTTGGAAAACGAGTTCTGGGTAAGAATGCTATTGTCGATGATGTAGCTAAACTAACATCTAAAAAAGCAGATAACGTTGTTAGTAAAATAATTGATCCTAAAAAGTTAACAGCATCAGAACGTACTACATTGATGAATACAACTTATAAAGATTCATCAAAATTATTACAAAGTCAAAAGAGTTATCCAACGAATGCAAAGTTAGCAAGTGATATTGAGAAAGGGTTTGGGCAAAGCTTTTCAAAAGAATCTTCAGGTCGACTATTTATAGCAGGTGACAGGGCTACGGTTGCGGCTAAGGAAGTTCTAAAGAAAACAGCAGACGCTCCAAAGGCTTTACCTAAACCTACAGCTGCACAGATGGCTAAAGTAAAAGCTACAGAAGCAGGTAAGGTAGCTACAGAAGCTGCTAAAGGAAGAATTACTGCTGGAATGGGAATTACTCGAGAGATAGTAAAACAAGTTCCAAAAGAATCTAGAAAGCAAATTATTAAATTACAAAGAGGAACTGAAAAATTACAAAAGGCTGCTAAAGGAACTGAGACAGGTGAAGTAATCGCTGAAGGTCTTAGGGGTGTAGGTTCAGCACCAAAGCCTGCTTGGTGGCAGGCAACAATTCCTCCATTTTTAAGAACAGGTAAAGGAGTTTGGAATCCTTATAAAGGAGCATATCCTCCACAAGTTTCTGCTTTACGAGTGGGTGGAACTGGAGCAGGTATTGGATTATTAGCTTATAATTTTCCAAGAGCTGGAGATATTCTGAAAGCACAGAAAGAAAAAGAAAATATTTTATCTCCTGAAGATATTCTAAAAACAGAAATGGATAAATGGGCAGCAGCTTTTAATCCAGAAGCAATCACAGAAGAGGTAGATATAAGTCTACCAGAAAGAATTGAATAATAAATTAAAAGATATTCCCTTTGCGGAATTAATGGAAATTATAAATGCAAGACACGGATTCTACTATAATGCCGACTCAAAAAAGAAGCTTGACCGATATACAGGAAAAGTTTCTAGACGCATTATTCGGGGAAGCAAGAGGCAACCCCAAAAAAGCAGGCGAGCTGGCTGGTTATTCTGAACATTCTTATCCTAAAGTCTTGCGTAACTTGAAGCAAGAAATTGTTTCAAGAGCCGAGAACTACTTGGCTATTCATTCAGCTAAAGCAGCAACGAAAATGGTAGATATGATGGATGAAGATGGTACAACACCTCATGCTAATATTAGAATGGAAGCTGCAAAACAAGTTTTAGATCGGATTGGAATTGCTAAAAAGGAAAAAGTAGACATTAATGTAAGAGCAATGCATGGTTTATTTATTCTTCCTGCTAAAGATGCAATTAAAAAAGTAGAAGATGAAGACAAAAAAACTATCTAGAGTTATTCCATTTGGATTTAAAGAAAGCGAAGAGCAGGGTTTCTTAGAATCTATACCTACAGAGATAGAAGCTTTAAGCGAAGCAAAGAATTATTTAAAAACATGTTCATACCGAGAAGTTGCAGAATGGCTACACAGAAAAACAGGCAGATATATATCCCATGTCGGACTTAGAAAAAGAATTACCAAAGGTACAACCACCCAAACCGAAGAGAACCCAGAAACAGAAAGCTCAAAAGTCAGTCAAGGAAATACTACAACGATCTAGACAGAAAGTTGCAACAGCAGAACAAGCTTTAGTCTCGGCAAAGAAGTCAGCAAATTTTATAAAGCAGAAATATAAAACAATTAATACTGCTTTAAACGGAAAAGAAACTCAAGTTATTGAACAAAGTGTTTTAGACACAGTTTCTCCTAGTGTTAAACAGCATCTTGAAAAACAGAAAGTTGTTTTTAAACCTAATACAGGTCCACAGACAGAGTTTCTAGCCTCATCGGAACGAGAGGTTTTTTATGGAGGAGCACGGGGAGGAGGTAAATCGTATGCGATGTTGGTGGATCCATTACGATATTGCCATAAACAAACACATCGAGCACTTCTTCTTCGAAGAACTATGCCAGAGTTGAGAGATTTAATTAATCATTCTCAACGATTATATGCAAAGGCATATCCAGGAGCAAAATGGAGAGAGCAAGAAAAAGAGTGGAGATTCCCATCAGGAGCAAAGATCGAGTTCGGGTACGCAGAGAACATGACAGACGCTTTACGTTACCAAGGTCAATCTTACACATGGATAGGAATAGACGAACTACCACAATATCCTTCGCCAGATATATATAATTTTTTAAGATCATCTTTACGTTCAGTTGATACTGAGATTCCAGTTTATATGAGAGCTACAGGGAATCCAGGTAATATAGGCTCTCAGTGGGTACGAGAGATGTTCGTGGATCCTGCTGTGCCTAATTCAGCCTTCGATATTAATATTGATACGCCATTAGGAACTAAGGTAATCACACGAAGGTTTATACCAGCAAAACTTCAAGATAACCCCTATCTAACTCAGACGGATGATTACTATGCAATGTTGGCATCCTTACCTGAAGTTCAACGTAAACAATTTTTAGATGGAGATTGGGATGCATTTGAAGATTCTGCGTTTCCTGAATTTAATAAAAGTATTCACGTGGTGGATCCTTTCGAGGTTCCTAAAGGTTGGCAAAGATTTCGTGCTGCCGATTGGGGCTACAGTTCTCCTGCTTGTGTACTTTGGTTTGCTATTGATTATGATAACAACCTATGGATATATCGAGAATTATATACCAAAAAGATTACGGCAGATGTATTTGCACGAAAAGTCTTAATAGCCGAGAAAGATGAGTATATTCGTTATGGAGTATTAGATGCAAGTACGTGGGCAAAACGGGGTGATATAGGACCGAGTATTGCTGAGACAATGATTCGAGTAGGTTGTAAATGGAGACCTTCCGATCGTACTCCTAAAAGTAGAATTAGTGGAAAGTTAGAAATTCATAAACGATTAAAAGTAAGTGATGATAAGAAAAAAGAACCAGGATTGAGAATTTTTTCAACCTGTAGAAATTTAATTCGTACCTTTCCTCTCTTACCTTTAGATGATAACAATCCTGAAGATATTAATACGGATGTAGAAGATCATGCTTATGATGCACTACGTTATGGTTGTATGAGTCGACCAATACATACAAGTTATGCTAAACGATTTAACCAACCTGTAAAACCACAATTTATTCCCGCAGATCGAATGTTTGGATATTAATTGTGTCAAAAGAAAAATTACCTGGGATAAATAAAAAGAAATTTCCCTATAAACTCGTTCTAGTTGCTTGGGAAGATATTGTATCTAATTCGGATTGGGAAAATCTTAATAAAATTAAAAAGGCTAAGACTGCGATTTGCTATAGTGTAGGATGGTTAATGGCAGAGACAACAAATACAACAGTGATTATGTCAGACTTAAGTTTTGAAGATAATCATGAAATTGAACAAGGTGGATCGTACACCACTATACCTACTAAAAACGTACTATCAATTAAGAAAATAAAACTATAGAGGAATAATATGGAAACTAAATTCGATCCAAAAGCTAAAGTAAAACAAGGAGATCTTGGTTCAGCACCTGATGGCAAACAGCCCAATCAGGAAGCGACTAATATTGACTTTGCTAAAGATGCACCTCGTAAAGGTGAATCTGAAACTGCTTTGCAAAATAATAACTACCCTACAAAGTCAGGATCAGAGCATGTACAAGAGTCATTATTTAAAATGGCTGATGAAAAAGATTATTAATTAAAAGGAGAAAACTATGCCAAAAGGATATGGATATCCAAAAGGAGAAGCAATATTAGGTAAGATTAAACAAGGTGATCTTGGAGCTGATGTTGGTAAAACTAAGAATGCTAAACTAGAAATGAATCCTAATGAAAAAATTAAACAAGGAGATTTAGGATCAGAATCAGGTTCAGTAGGAAAAAAAGAAAAAGTAGACGCATCAATATTTAAAAAAGCAGAAGTCAGAGATTACTAGTCATGGCTCTAACAGATTCGGATAAGCGTTTAAAGCGTACTCCTGATAATGATCGAGATAAAATGAAAGCTAAAGCTGAACGTGTACTTAAAGCTGAAATACATCCATTAGATGGAACAGCTCAAAGTATGTTTGGTATAAATTACGATCAACTTGGACCGCTTCAATTAATAGCTGTTAATGCAGCAGCAGGTAAAGAAGGATAATTAATGGCTAAAAAACCATACACAGAGGAATATAGTCCTTTAGTAGGCTATATTCGAAGTAGATTTCAACAAGCTGAAACTTCTCGTATTTATGATGAGAAGAGATGGTTAGGAGCCTATCGTAATTATCGTGGACTTTATGGTCCTGAAACTGCTTTTAGAGATAATGAAAAGTCTAAAGTTTTTGTTAAAATTACTAAAACAAAAGTATTAGCATCATTTGGACAGATTATAGAAGTTTTATTTGGTTCAGGAAAATTTCCTATTGGTGTAGAACCTACACCT